CCGTTGGAGGAGAAACTACGAAGCAAGAGAATTCGTGGGTATATCAAACAACAGCCTGTTCTTTCTGAGTACTCTGGGTACAGAACTAAAAAACAAGAGTGGGATTCTCAGATGCTAGTAGCTACTGATTACTCTGAGCTTTTGGTAATAGCTTACAAATTGTCTAAATTAGATGAGAACTTTAAAGTAGTTGCAGATACAGATGACAAAGCCGCTAGAGACAGAAAGGTTAAGAAAGCCCTTGGTGTGGGGAACTAATGGAAAATATGATCAGAAAGTGTGGGTACCAACATACCTGCACTTTTCTGAATTAGCCTGGTCATTACATACGGGTATTACAGAACTAGAGTTCAACCCAGAAGGAATGACTACAGAGGAAATACTACTTTACAAATCAGAGTTAGACTTACTAAAATTATTCGAATAATGCTACATCCCGCAAGATCCTGGAAACCTGTAAAATCTCAAAGACCTTCTTTTTGGGACGAGTTTCCTACTTTTTTACTTATACCTAGCTTCAATAGGTTCATGAAACTTAACGGAAAAAGTAAATCTTCAGAATTTATGTGGGCCTTGGCAGTGTGTTACGATAAAGAAAGCGCGGCGTACAACCAACCGGACGAAGAGAAGTGGAGCTTTTGTTCTGAAGAAATTTTCGGAGATAGTAATTACATGTACAATGAGTTCACCTCCGAAGACCCTAAACTCAAGTACGACGTAGCTTGTACAGCAACTCTCCTTAAGATAGAGTTCGAAAAAGCTATCGATTCTGTAATGGGGTACAACCTTAGAATACTAGAAAATAAATTTGTAGAAAGGACAGCTTTCTTACAAAACACAAAATACAGCGCGGACACTTATAAAGAGATTAACGGTAAGAATGTACTTATAAAAGGTACTGCAGATCAGTTAGATAAGATGTTTGCCAACACGGATAAAATAACAAGCCTCATCCAAAATATAATGAAACAGCAAAAAGCTAGTGAATTAGGCGGAGCAGCTAAGGGTGGAGGTCAAGAAAGTTTAGGAGATGGAGACAGTTCGTTCTAGCCTCGAGCAAGAGTTATTCGAGGAGTTCAAAGTAAACTTCCATGAAGACATGTGGATCTTGTATAAGAACAAGATTCCGGTAGATAAAGTAAAAGTTGCTACCAAACCTCCTGAAATGAACCCACTAGGTACAGCATATAGAAAATGGTGGAAAACTCAAAAACGTAGGTGCATAGAAGGGTTCTGGGTAGATTATCTAGGAGACTATAAATTTGTTTCCGGACCTTTGTACTTTTATGTAAATTTTTGGCGTATATTGCTTACTCCTAAAAACTCTAAAAACAAGGGTAAAAGAATTGGAATACCATTCCTAAGAGATCTGGAATGGGTTCGATCATTTGTATACGAGGAGGCACGGGGTTTCTCTGGGTTTGACGACGACGAAGAATACACGTGCCACTCTATACTTAAAGACATCGACCCGGAAAAAGAACCACAAGAATTTGAAGAGGCCCTGATGGAATATGGTTCTCCTGCCCTTATAAAGCGTAGTATTATCAATAGTGAGGGAGAATTTAAAAAATACGTAGACCCTAGAGAATACCTAAGAAGATATTTTGAACGTCCTTTAGGAAAACCTTTGTACTTCAACATGAACAATAACGTTGTGGATATGGAGTCTCGTGGAGGTGGTAAGTCCTATTGGAAGTCTGTTCTAGTTGGACATAACTTTTTGTTCGATGGCGCTCTAGATTACGACGACTACCTGGAGTCTAAATCCGGGGATGATCCGCTATCGTCCGAATCTTTAGTAGGCGCGATCCAGTCTAAATATTCTGATGACTTAATTAACAAAATTAAACTGGGATTTGAGAACTTACCAGGTTCTGTCACTATCGGAGACACTGTATACCCTTCTCCTTTTTCTAGGAGAACCTACGGATCTTGGGACTCAGGTAAGACTTTGATTGCGGGATACGATAAAAAAGTAGGTGGACAATGGAAGAAAGTAGGTACATTCTCTAAGATACAGCACCGATCTTTTCTAGACAACCACACAGCAGCGAACGGTACCCGTCCTAGTTTCTCGGTAATTGATGAGGTAGGATTCATGGGAAATCTGCTAGCTGCATTAGGGCAAATGAAGGAAGCCGCCGCCGATGGGGCCGTAAAGTCTGGGGTAATCTGGATGACGGGTACCGGGGGAGATATGGACGGAGGAGCTACCCACCAGGTAAAAGCGGTGTTCTACAGTCCATCGAGTTATGACTGCCTAGGATTTAAAGATGATTTTGAGAACTATCAATCTAATGTAGGGTTCTTTGTCCCTGCGTTCATGACACTTAACCAGTTTAAAGACGAGCTAGGTAACACTAACTGGAAGCTAGCTCTTAAGTACTTAATGAAAGTACGCCAAAAACTTAGAAAAAATACCAAAGAAAAAACAGCCTATGACAACGAAATTGTACAAAGGCCAGTAAAACACTCCGAGGTTTTCTTAATAAATAACCAGTCTATTTTACCTGTAATGGATCTCAAAGAGCATAGAGATTCTCTAATGCCAATGCAAGATGACCCAGGTATCGCCGGGCTTCACGGGTGGATGATGATCGATGTAGAAGGAAAAGCAGAATTCCGACTGGATCCAGATACCTTTAAACCTAACCCTTTTCCGATGTCACCCGACGCGGATAAGCAGGGAGCTGTGGTTATTTGGGAAGAACCTGATCCTGAAGCAGAGTACGGATGGTATGTAGCGGGAAATGACCCTTATGACTTTGACGTTGCTCCAGATTCTGTATCATTAGGTTCTGTTATAGTAATACAAAGAGGTACGCCATTCAATGGTGGCTTTGATAGGATAGTCGCGGAGTACACCGGAAGACCTCAACTAGCTTCAGATTTTTACGAGCAGGTAAGAAGACTCTTAATGTATTTTGGGGATGCAGTTTGCTTGTATGAGAATGAAAAGCAACAGATAAAAGAGCACTTCAAAAAGATGTATTCTATAGGGTTGCTTGCATATACTCCTGGAGTTTTGAAGGCAAATGAGACGTCCAAAACAGCTAAAGTAAGACAGTACGGACAGCACATGAGCGTAGTAGTTAAAAGGGAATTGGAGATATATCTGAGAGACTGGCTACTTACTCCTATTGGTGATGGTAAATTACAATTGCATACAATTAAATCCATACCTTTGCTAGATGAATTAATTAGTTATAACTTAGACGGTAACTTTGATAGAGTTATCGCTTTGATGCTAGCTGTTCTACAGACTATTCAAATGAGAACTATAATCATAGAAGAGAAAACAGAAAACGATAAGAAGGATCAATTTGACGACTTCTTCTCAAGAAAACTATTTTAAGAATGAAAGAGATCACCAAACATTCCGGAGGGTTTCCTCCTCAGTATATTTCAGATTCACAAAAAACTAAGTCTTGGGCCATCAAGTGTGTACAGGCTATTTGTAACATGTCATCTGAGAATGGAACTCAAAGAAGGTCCACTAGGCAGAACAAGCTAGCTAATTATGACCTCCTTAACTCAGTGTTTTCGGAAGAGGATTTTGATCATGTAGTAATGCCTTATGGAGCTCAAATGAAGCAATTTGGAGGTTCTCCTACTAAAATGCAGAACTTAAATATCTTGAGGAGTGCCATCGAGACGCTACGGGGCGAGGAGATGAACACTGATTTAGACTTTTTTGTAAAAGGAATTCGCGGTGACTGCGTCACCGAGAAACAAAAAGAAAGGAATGAAGCCATTAAAGAAGCTATGGCAGCTAAGATTCGTCAAAGTTTACAGTTAGATGATGAGATTGCCCAGATTAGTGAGCAGACTCAGATGATACAGCAACAGCTACAAACTGTAGAAGATAAAGAAAATTTACAACAACTACAGCAAGAACTTCAGAAATTACAGGAGACTAGGAATAATATGCCAGACATGCGTCAGGTTATTAAGAATTTTGACTCCGAATATGTCCACCCTCTTGAGCAGACTAATAACTTCCTTCTTAAGTTCTACATCAAGAATGACAGGCTTCCAATGAAGTTTAACCAGGGGTGGCTACACGCCATGACCTCTGCAGAAGAAGTATACAAACTGTCTAAAGGGAGAATTCACCCTACTGTTCGAGTAGTAAATCCGGTTAATTTTGATTTTGACAAGGGTACAGATACTACTTTCATACACAAAGGGGAATGGGCCAGAGAAGAGTTCTGGTTACCGATCGGGGAAGTTGTGGATAAGTATGGTAGATACCTCAGCAAAACAGACATAAAAAGAATAGAAAACGGACAATGCGCGTACACTCCGATGTCGGACGGTACCATGGCGGGGTTCGCATATTCTTTCGATCAAGGTCAGACTAGAAGCTTAGATGTTTCCCGAACAGGTAGCGGTACTCACGTGTACGTTATGGAATGTTCTTGGAGATCTTATTCTAAAGTAGGATATCTAAAGTACCTTGACCCTAAAACAAATACATGGGA